AAACCACTGCGAGCCGCCGTCAAGCGCTGGCGACTGGATATGAGTTCTGGCTCCGTGCTGGGCAATTGCCAGATGGTGGTAGTGGCCCGTAAGAAGCAGGGTCGCGTCCGCGACTGGCTGCATACCTAATGCCTGCTTTGCCCACCAGTTCTGGACCTTGCCGATTGCGCCGCCGCTACCAGAACGAGCCTGGTGGCCGTGCGCTAGGGCAACGATTGTTCCAGCAACGTTAATCGTCAGGGTCAGATCGTTCTTTGGGATCACAAAACTGACGTGGCTATACGCATCTGGGTTAGCGGCAAGAATCTCTGCCACCTGCTCAAATACGGCTACGTCGTCGTTGTCTCCAAAGTTTGTAAACGCCTTACCGCCCCTTCGGTTTTCACCGTGGTTTCCAGGGACGCACGCCACGACAACGCTAGGTGCAAACTTTGACCACTGGGTAATTGCCTTCGTGATCAGGCGTCGCGCCACCGTGACCTGCTCTCGGCGGTCCAGGTCTGTCTGGAATGCCTGCATGTCGTAGTGACCGTCGCAGGACTCAATAATGTCGCCAAGCCCTACGACAACCAGCTTCGAGAGCGGTCGACCGCTCTTGGAAAGCTCGCGCCATCTGTACTCAACCTCATTGATTCCAGCAAGGAAGCGGGCAACAATCGCGGCGCTTCCGCCGTTCTCGCCCTTACCAAGCTGGAGGTCGGAGATTGTGACAACCATTGCGCTGCCGCCCTCAGCAAGGAACGGCTTGCCTGGCTTGTGCTTCTTGATCTCGTTAATCATCTCTTGAACGTCGGTGTCCATCGCGGCTGTCTTTCGGACAACCTTGCCCTTCCACTGTCGGTTCAGCACCCCAAGGGTGTCGCCCCAAACGTTAAAGAGGACTGGCTCAACAACGTCAAAGTGCTCTGGGTCAAGACCCCACACTCGCAGAACGGTATCCCAGTCTGGGGCGTTCTCTGCCGACATGCCAGTAGTGGTGACCGTGCCCTCATTGCCGTTCCAGACAACGCCAGGTTCCCAGCCTTCTGCGTGCTGTCGCTTTGGGCGACGGGATTGCTCAATCTCGTTCTGCACTTCAAGAATCTCTTTAAGGGCGCTCTTATCTGGAACGCTCTTCTTTACTTCTCGCATGAACACTCCCCGCGCCGATGGCGCTGAATGACGTGGGCGCTAATGGAGAGGCCTTGCTTGCTGATCCACTTGGCGATTGCCGTGGAGGTAATGGCTAGGTCTTCCAGCGCTGCGTCTAGGTCTTTCTTGTCTTCGCCCTTAAACTGGGCTTCCGCCTTGGTCCACCCACAACGTGGGCCCTTTCGGTTTTCAAGCTCCTTGATTTCGCTCAGAACCTTACCCATATATGCTCCTTTACTTCTACGCAGCACATCGCTGCGCCTCAATCATAACATATACGCAAGCGTTTGTGGATATCTAGATTTGGTAGGGCCGGTCAGACTCGAACTGACACTGAGTCGGTTATAAACCGATTTCCTCTGCCGATTGGGATACGGCCCCCTGTGCTGGCGAGCCGGGCAGGATTCGAACCTGCGACCTAGGGCTTAAAAGACCCCTACTCTTCCTCTGAGCTACCGGCCCGTGCTCTTTTCCGAACATGATGGTAGTATACACTGACAGTGCCGTCAAATGGACGGCGGGAAGGAGTCTTATGACTAACGGAAAAATGAGTAGAAAAGAGATGGTCCTCGCGTTCCTTCGATCCCATTCTAACGACTGGGTTGACGGTCCAGATATTGCAAACGCCGAGGTTGGTGGCAGCGAGGGGCTGAAGCGACTTCGTGAACTTCGGGCTGACGGGCACAACATCCTTATGCGCTCGCACCCAGATCCCAAGCGAGACATCCATCAGTACCAACTGGTTGTCCCCAAGAGTGAGGTTGGCAAGTGGGCTTGCAGCCGCTGCGGATATAATCAAGTGGAAAAGCCTATCCCAAGGCAAACCCCTATGTATGATAACTACATGGATGCGGCCTGCCCAGAATGCGGCAAGTACACGATCTGGATGCTAAGGCGAACTAACCCCTCTTAACGGACGTAAAGTAGAAGTCGCCCCCGCCGATATCTGCGGCATAGACCAGCGCGTCAATAAGGTCGTCGTGTTCGGCATTCGGGAAGGCGAGCATCTCCCGCTCTAGCAAGTCCATGCCTGGGCCGCCTTTGAGGTGGAATACTTTGCCTGCTTCGTACCGTGCCGCTAGGGCTCGGCTTCGGCTGACCTTGTCTCTATCTGGCTTAACTCCTCTTGCCGGAAGCCTGGTCTGGGTGAGCATTTCGCGCAAGAAGGTGCTCTGGAACTGCACAACTTCAATGTTGACCGCTTCAATCTTTCTTGGCTCGTCCGTGTGCATGTCCTTCTGTCCCTTCATGCCAATAAATTTTGCTGGCCACAGAATCCTTGGGGAATCTGCGCTTGCTGTTATGCTTCCGTCGGTTTCGATTCCGGTAAGCCACTGCCTGTGCCCCTGCTGAATTCTTGTTCGATAGGCCCCGACGACGTACATATTATGCTCCTCGTCCTCAAGGATTTCCACCGCGGCGGTGTAGTCAGAGCGCTCCTTTTCCGAGGAGGCAAGGTCGACGCCGATTCTTCGGGCGCCGTGGGGGATCTCGTCAACGTGCTTAATCCAATCGTATCTAAAGATGTTGCCGCCCATTGCGGTTACGTCATTCTGGTACTGAAGGTTAAAGATTGGGGTACCAAGCTCTTCCTTCTTTTGCTCCAGGTCTGCCGTCGTATACATTTCCTTCCAAAGAGGACCGTCTTCGTCTAGCGCCTTCTTTATAAAGGACGGCGTGTTCTTCTCAATCAATTCTGCGTAGAAGTCGCCTTCGTGCCATCTCGTCCCGATAAACCAGCGGTAGGCGCCAGGCACAAGCATCGGGTCGATAACCTGCCAATACGTCTCGCTCGCCTTTTCCCGCTGAACTTGCGTGGCGTTCTCCTTCATGCCGACCATGTCGTCCGCAATGAGGATGTCTAGTCGCGCTCCGGGCTTGATCGAAGTTAGTCCGTCCGCAAAGCAGGTGGCGTCCTTGCCAAGGTTCGCATCCTTAACGGTCCAGACCTCGTCCGTCCACTTGTTTCCGATAACGCCCTTTTTCGCCCATGGAAAGACCTCAGAAAATGCCGCAGAGGAAACGATAGTCTTGATTGCCCTTGATCGCGCGATGGCGTCAGAAAGAACTGCGGTGACGATGCCAACGCGAATCTTTCCCTCGGACTTACCGATCATCCTTGCCGCCCTGGCGATAAGCTGGGTTGTCTTCGCGTGACCGCGGGGCATCAATACAAGCGCGCGTTCGTGCTGGTTCATGAACCGCTCCATGTCGCGGAGATGTCGTGGGAAGACAAGGCCGGTTACATATTCGGCAAACGCAGCGTCGGAGTCAACGGCTTGCTTTCTAAGCCACTCCCTGTACTCTTCGTTACTCGGCGCTGGCTGGGATTTCGACTTTGGCATTTTCCGTGTCCTCCAAGGTTTCTGCCCAGACCCTCAACCTGCCCGCAAGCTGATCTGGCGTTATCTTGTCAATTTCGTGGTCGGACTTAAACTCAATTGCCCCGCCGTCAGCGCCAGTAAGCTCGTTGCGCGTCGGCACATATGCCCCGGTCAGCCTTGCAACTTTGTCCAGAACCTCTATTTGAATCTTCATGAACTGCACCTCAGAGTTGGTCCCTCTTGACCGAGCGGCGCTAATGGCAGCCTGCTGCCCGATCATCCGGGCCTTCTCAATAAGCTCGGCGCGAGTCATCTGGGTTTCCGGCTGATCCTCAGCCCAGCCCTTGCGGATGAATCTGACGTGCTCTCGGACGGTATGGACCGAGAGATTCACGGATTCGGCGATCTTTGCAGTAGGGACCCCGTTAAGAAGCAACGAGGTAATCTGGCCCCGAAGGGCCTCTACTTGCGCTTGTGGTTTTCTTCCAGGTTTTCCCATATCGCTATAATACACCAAAAAAGATCAGAATACTATTGCGCGTGGGGTTTTTATGATCAATAATACCCCCATGGCTGCATCCACTTACGACATTGACCTAGAACAGGGCTCCACGTATTCGACCGTGTTCACCTACACGGATTCGAACGGGGCAGCCGTGAACTTGACTGGCTTTACCGCGCGAATGCAGGTTAGGGCAGTTTACGCGGCGTCCGGGCCGTCGATAAGCCTTACAACCAGCGCCGGTGGGGGGATTTCCCTTGGCGGGGCCGCAGGTACCGTTACCGTCACCGTCCCGGCGGCAACCAGCGCCAATCTTGTTGCAAAGAACTACGTGTATGACCTTGAGCTTGTTTCAGCTGGTGGCGTCGTTACGAAGTTGATTCGCGGAAAGATGAAGGTCCTTCCGGAGGTTACGCGATAATGGGCTTTAGCGTAATCGAGCAAAGCAACAACATCGCAATTACCGAAACGGATAACGCAATCTCCGTATCTACGCAAAATCCAAATGTTAATGTTTCGCAATATTCCACCGGAGTTACGGTCAGCGGCGTAGCGCTTCAGGGTCCAAAAGGCGACACTGGGGCAACTGGGGCAACTGGGGCTACCGGGCCAACGGGGGCAACGGGCGCAACTGGTGCAACCGGGCCGCAGGGCATTCAGGGTGAAGTTGGGCCGCAGGGGATTCAGGGCTCCGGCGCATCGCACTCAACCTACACGCACACGCAAAGCAGCCCGTCCAGCACCTGGACGATTACACATAATCTTGCGTGCTTTCCGTCCGTAGTAGTTGTAGATAGCGCAGGTAGTGTAGTTATCGGAGAGATTGCATACAATAGCAACAACTCAATAACGCTTACGTTTGTTGGGTCATTTGGCGGCAAGGCATATATAAACTGAGGGATGAAGAATGAAATTTCTAACTAATCTAGATCTTCAGAAAAATGAACTTCAGAATGCTTCTATTCAAAACCTTGCCACGGCTCCCGCAAGTCCAGTCCAGGGGCAGATCTACTACGATACGGTTGCCGATGCGCTTAAGGTGTACGACGGCGCTGCTTGGCAGACACTTGCTACTGGCGGCGGAACTGTAACATCGGTAACTGGATCGGGCGCGATCTCTTCGTCCGGCGGCAACACCCCGAACATTACCATTGCCGACGCGTCGACGACCGTCAAGGGCGCAGTCCAGATAGAGGATTCGTATTCCAGCACATCGACGAGCAAGGCTGCAACGCCTGCTGCTGTCAAGGCCGCGTATGATCTTGCCTCGGGAAAGGCAAGCACCTCGAATAAGCTCAGCGACTTTGCCGCAACATCCTCGGCAGAACTTGCTGGCGTCAT